CCCGGCTCCCCGATCCGCATCGGGCTGTCCTCCGGGACGAACACCGTCCTGTTGCCGCATCCAGCCGCGAATCCGATCACCAGCACGACGGAGAGCAGGGCGATCCACATCAGCATCCATAGCCACGCGCTTGTCGGAGATGCGCTGTTCAAGGTACTTGATGAGCGCAAGCGCGATGGCTGCGATGATGCGGTCGAGCATGGAGTCATGGGAGCAGGAAGAACGGGACCGGCCAGCATCCGCCGACCTTTGCATCATGTGCATGGTCGAGCAGATCGAGACCGGGGACATCCCCTGCATACACGCGAGTATGCAGCGGATAGTCCACGGTCAGGGTATCCAGGACGGATACAAGGGTCTTGTTGGATCCTACACGCTCGAACACCAGGGTTGCAATCACCGAATCGGAGATCATCGTCGGGTTCGCCGCCCCGGTGAGGGGACTGAGCCAGATGAAGTATCCGTCTCCGTCCTCGACGCTGGTGTTCGCTCCGTAGAAGTCCCACGGCATCGAGTCGATGCTCAGGCCGGGGACACCGGAGATGGTGTACCCGACATCGCTGTCGGAGTGGTCGCACCCGACAAGACGAAGCTGCCGGGGATCCCACTCGAACGCGAGATCGACGGCATGAATCCATGTGGGCTCATCCGCCACCAGCCGGATATCCACACGGACCTGACCGCCGATGCAGTCGGTGTGCGGAATCAGGAACAGGTCGATCACGCCTGCGGCTCCGCGGGCTCGGCCGGATCAGCGGCGACAAGCTCCTTGTCCGCATCCTTGGCGAGAATCAGGCCGACACCGGCGATGACCGCCGCGACCGCTGAAGTGAAGTCCGCGTTCGTGGCGGGATCGCCGTCGAACATCGCGGTCAGTACCGAACCGATGGCGACGAGGATCGAGCCAATGCCCGCGATGGTGGTGTTCCGGTTGTTCATTGTTCGACTCCAAAGAGTTGGGATGCCTTGATCCGGCTGGCGACATCGGCCCGATACGCCGGGTCGGTCGCGTACTTGGGATCTCGCATCGCCTGGGTGAGCTCGGCCATCGAGCGGAATCCCGAAGGCTTCGAGTTGGATGCAGCGGAGATCAGACGCGGTTCGCTCTCCGCACGGAACCGGGATTGCAGACCCTTGACGGCGAACGCCATCATCTGCGGATCGTTCGATTCCATCGCCTTGTTGTACGCGGCGATCTCCTCTGCCGAGAAGTTGTTGCTGGCCCAGACCTGCATCGCCGCGTATTCCTGCGGGCCGCCGACGGAAGCAACGATCTTCGCCTCGGTTTCCGCCGTCTGCGACGACACCGCCGACTTGAAGTTGGCGATGTAGTTATCCACAAGGACCTTGGGAATGCCGCGGTCCATCAGCTCCTTGTAGCTCTCTTCCGACAGGTTGCCGGTCTTGGCATACTCGTCGGTGTACTTCTTGAACTCACCGAGCTGCGTTTCGATGGATTCGGGCTGTGGCTGATCCGGTTCGGCGGGAGTGGGCTCGGCCTGGGGCTCGGGTGTGGCCTCGGGCTTCGCTCCACTCATCCGCCGTTCCAGGTTCCGATACGCGGTCGCCATCTCCTCGGGGCTCCTGAACTTCTCCGGGAGCCATTCCGGGCGTGGTGCCTCCGAGTCGGGAGAGAGGAACTGAATCCCCTTCTCGGTCTCGATGGATGGCCGTTCGTTGACGGGTTCCGCGGATGTCGTCTCTGTCTGTTCGGTCGTCTGATCCATGATTCCTCGCTACTGCTGTGCGGGGGCCGTCATCCCTGATGACTGCATCATCTGAGACGCAATCTGGGGATTATTGGCGACACCCTTGGCAAGAGCTCCCATGAGCTCCGGACCGTACTGGTCCTGCATTTGCATCTGCCGCTGCTGCTGCATCCTAGCCGCAATCTCCTCCTCGGTCACGATCAGGCCCTTGGTGTCGATGCCAAGAGAAGCCGCGCGACGAGCCAGGTACTCGGGGATGTTCACGAACTGCTGGATCATCTGTGGACCGAGCACCTGAGAGGCACCCGCGATGAACACATCCAGCTTGTTGAGATCGTTGCCGCGTCCCAGCGCGTCAACGCCGGTGATGATGGTCGGCTTGATGTACTTCTCGGGAATGGACGGAAGCCGCTTGTCCCTGCTCATCCGGTCCATGATGCGGCGAACCAGGGGGAGCTGGAACTCCTGCGAGAGAACCGAATAGATGCCGCCGAGCTGCCGCTCGATGGACTGGATCACCAGCCGGACTTCTTCCGCCGTGACGCGCTCCGCATTGCGGATCGTGGCCTCGGTCAACAGGAACGCATACGACAGCCGCTCCTTGATCTGATTCATCGTGAGCAGCGCGGTGTTCAGGTCGGATCCCTTGTTCGCCTGGATCACGCCGACATCGGCGGGGTTGCCCTCGATGATGTCGCCGCTGCGGGCGCGGGCGATGGCGCGGATGCGCGTCGATCCGTTCGGGTTCACCACGATCACCAGCTTCGATGCCGCCGCGCTCGATTCCACCACGGCCTGCTGGAGACCGTCGAGAGCGCGGAGATCACCGATCAGCTCCTCGACATACGAACGCCCCCAATCCTCTCCGTCCACGCGGGACATACGGAGAGGCATCCAGGGGCACTTGTCCTCGGGGTAGCTGCCCTTGGTCTCCTCGATGACCTGGCCGCCGATCTCCTGGTGGACGCGCACACGCTTCCGCACCCACTCGACCTTGGTGTAGATGTCCACCGAGTCCTCGTAGGCTTCACCGGCCTTCTCGATGTACGGCGCGTATTCCTCGGGAAGCTCGTAGGGGGACACGCACTCCTTGGTGACGATGCAGCGGGGATTGCCCATCGGATCACGCTTGACGACATAGGAGCTCATGTTGAACACCCTCATGCCGCCTTCGTTCGGGAGATACAGCAGGACATTTCCGCAGATGACCAGGTGCTTCAGGGCCTCGAAGGTCCCGACGCGAACCTGGCTCGTCTCGATTTCCTGCATGACCGCCCGCTCGATCTCGGAAAGCGTCGCGTCGATCTCGGTCTTGATGTCATCGAGCTCCGCAATCGGCCGGATCGCCATCTCATCCACAACAAGCCGGAACATCGGCTGGTTCGGCGGGAGCAGGGACATCAGAAGCGCAGATGCCAGGTTGTTCACGCCACGCGCACCTAGTCCCTGCCAGGGCGTGTCGAACTCGGTCGCGTAATTCGACCCCAGCTCCGGCATCGTCATCGGAATGGTCAACTTCGCGCACTCACGCGCCCGCTGAAGATAGACCTCCCGCTGCGACTCCATTTCCGTGTAGATGGCCTTGGCCGATTTCATAGTCATCCGCCGGGAGAGATGTTGAGGCCGACCGCGCTACCACGGTCGTTCATTGGGATGGTGAGCGCGGACCGTCCGCGCCCACGCCGCGTGTAAGCGTTGGATCCGACGGACGGGAGACCACCCGAGCCCTGAGATGGGGCCATCGCCTGCGTCACCACCTGGGGATTGACCGGCGGGGGCGGCGGTGGCTCCGGCTCCTGGAGGGGCTGCGGCGGGGGAATCTGGGGGATCTTCGGGCTACTGCACATGGGTTCGCTCGTTCTTCAGGTCCTCAAGGTGACTGGTGAGCATCTGTACAACCTGCCGCATACCGCGGTAGTGCCAGATTTGACGGTCGGTCCAGTCGATCTCCGGGCACTTCTCCGGAATCATCTCGTTGAGCCTGTCGATCAGGACCTGAGTGACGGGTAGGGGTTCTTGTTTCTCTGCGTCCATAAGGTCCTCACCGGACAAATACCCGAATCACACCAGGGCGGTACACCACTCTGATGCGGTATCCGGATTCCATAGCAATCCGCTCGATGATCCGTCTACCGGCAGGCACTAGAAGCGGGACCAGCTTGGAAGGCCAGACCCGCAGGTAGTTGCTCAGGTCCTCCAGGAACATCTCGGTGTAGTCGTCTTTGCCCAAGGCATCAACGAACACCTGCGCCATCCGCCGCTGTAGCAGGTATGCGGCGGCCGAATCCATCATCGAGCCTTCTTGTCCCAATCGGGAAGGTCCATCAGGGCCGGGGGCAAGATGCCGCGTGAAACCATTTCCTCCATGTGCATGATCGCGCCGATGTTCCACCGGGCAGCCGCAAGATGATCCTCGTCACGGTGGCCCTCCATGTAGCGCATCAGATGCCGCAGGGCCGAATCAACGAATCGGGATACGGGCTGACCCCGCTCCCAATTCCGCTCCCCGTACTTCAGGGCACCGAGCTCGAGGAGCCGCGCATCCCTCGCAAGGATGAACGGGCTCATCAGGTCGTACCGCCCCTTGCCGGAACGGGTGTCGCGGCGGCTCCCCGTGTCGAACTCCTCGCGTGAACCGCTGTCCTTTAGAACAAAGCCGGGTCGGCCTTTGGCTCCCACAACCGCACCTCCGATGTCTTGGGATTGAAGTCTCCGTGCCGCAGGATACGGGACACCCGTGCCTGCACAATCGCCTCGAACTCGCTGAGACCCGCCTTCTCGAAGGCGGCGACGACGGCGGACCAGGAGGATCCGCCATTCAAAATGCCTTCCGCCCTCTTGGGGCCGACACCCGGACATCCGGCGTACCCGTCCGTCGCATCTCCGCACAGGGTCTGCATCATGTGGAAGTGGTCGGCCTCATCCGCCGTCACGGTCCGGATCTCGGAATCCTGATCGGGGTTGAAGTGCCTGCCGGGGACGGTCCGGAGATCCTTGTCGATGGTGACGATCACCCTGTTCTTCGACTTGGGGCCCGTCGCCAGGATTCCCATCACATCGTCAGCCTCCAGGCGCGGCATGACCGCCACATCGTAGGTGTTGGCCACATACGCCCTGAGATCCCGGAGAACCATCGGCTTGCGTTGTCCCTTTCGGTTCGACTTGTACGACGGCAGGAC